AAAAATATAACTGGGAACCAGATTATATTGCTTATAAAATGGAGATAAATAATGGGTAAAGGTTCAAAAGCGCCACCTCAACAAACAGAACAAAATATAGTTCAAAGTAATTTACCTAAATACTTTGAGCCATATGCTATTGATATGATGAAAAGGGCGGAAGCTGAGTCTAAGCGTGAATATACACCTTATGAAGGTCAAAGATTAGCCGATGAAAATACTGACACTATACGATCTAGAGAAATGGCTAGAGCAGCAGCAGAAGGTGGTATCCCCGGATTAACACAAGCTGCTACAGGCACTGCGTCTGGTATGAATAGAGCTTTGCAGGGAATGGGTTTCCAATCACAAGATTTCGACTCTGCTCAAGCACAACAATACATGTCTCCTTATTTACAAAATGTATTAGATGTACAAAAAAATCAAGCTGTATTAGATTTTCAAAGACAGCAAGCAGGTAGAGATGCATCGGCAGTGGATGCTGGTGCTTTTGGTGGTAGCAGAGGAGCAGTACAACAAGGATTAGCTAATGAGGCTTTACAAAGGCAATTAGGAGAAATACAGGCAACAGGGCAACAAAAAGCATTTGAGCAGGCTCAACAGCAATTTGGAGCAGATAGAGATGCTCGTATGGCCGCTGAAAAGATGGGCTTGTCAGCAGCTGAAAGTTTATCCGGTCAGTCTGCACAGCTTGCTGCACTTGGAGAAAAAGCAAGGGCTGGTGATATAGAATCAGCACAGTTATTAGAAAAAATAGCAAAAGACAGACAAGCTAGAGAACAAGCAGGATTAGATCTTTCATATGAAGATTTTGTAAGACAAAGAGATATGCCAAGAGAAGACCTTACATTTTTATCATCTATTCTTCGTGGTGTTCCAGTTCAACCTTCTACAGAGACCACAAAATTTCAACAATACAACCCTGTAAAAGACTTGCTTGGAACAGGTATAGCTGGTTTAGGATTATATAAAGGGATAACTGGATTATGATGAATTTAATACAAGTTCAAGATGATTTGAAAAACTTTTCACAAGATCAACTTGTTAAAGAAATGCAACAACCTTCTGGATCTACTCCTCAATTTCTTGTTTTAGCAGAATTAAATAGAAGAAGAAGAGTTAAAGGTGATTATGAGGCAAGGCAAAGTCAAAATCAACCTACAGTTGCACAGGAAGCTATTGCCTCTGCTGGTGTTCCTCAAGAAGGAATGATGGGTATGCCTGAAGCTATGGCACCACAAAGCGCAGTGTCAGAAGGCGTTGGTACAAGCGCACCTATGAATATGGCATCTGGTGGCTTAATGCAATTTGGTAATGAGATAAGAGAAAGTATGGGTCAGGAGATAGATCCTTATTTAGATGGCGTTCAACAAGAAGCAGAACAAAAGTTTAATATTGATCTAGATAATCAAACAGGTTTAATGCAAATGCCCGGTCCAAGAATACCAATGTTACCACAACCATTTTATTTTGGACACAGAGGTCCGGGATCACCGGGAACTATGCAGCCTATTAATGCACAAAGACCATTGCCACCACAAATAGGTATAGGTGGAAAGGGTGCAATTAGACCTGCAGTTATGCCACGAGAATATTTAAGAGGTGAAACTAATATTCCTTTTGGTGGTCAATCTAGAAGATTTGCAGAAGGTGGTGTTGTAAAAGCCGCTAATGGTTTGTCACTTGCTGATAGAAATATGAATCCGGGTAATATTAGACCTGCAGGTTTTATGGGAGAGACAAGTGGTCAAGGTGGTTATGCAGGATACGCATCTCCTGAATTTGGACTTAGAGCTATGTCTAGATTGTCAGGAACATATGCTAATAAAGGTATAACAACTGTTAGAGATTTTATTAATAGATACGCTCCACCATCTGATAATAATAAAAATAATGATAATTATGCAAAAATGGTAGCTGACTCTTTAGGAGTTGGTGTGGATGATCCTATTGACTTTAGCAAACCGTCTGTTAAAGAGGCTTTAATACCTGCTATAGCTAAGTTTGAGGGCTATACTGGTGATCTAGGCCCTAATCTTATTAAGAGCGCTGTAGCGGCCTCTGAGACAGAAGATGTAACAGATGTAAATGAATTGTTGTCTGGTATTGATTCTTTGTCTGGAGATAAAAGTGGTGGTGAAAAATTAACAGCCGACCTATCTTTTCCTACAGCAGGTAATATGGGTGCTAGAAATATAGATTTAGGTAATATATTTGGCATATCTAGTGCTAATGCATCTACCGAATCTGCACAATCGTTAGATGATAAACTAATGGCAGAAGATGCTACAGATAAATTAGATCCAAAAACATTAAAAATGCTTCAAGATAGTGGTAATTTAACAGAATTAGATTTTGTTACTGGAAAAAGTGATCCTAATATATTTGGAAAAATATTGGGAAAACAACCTACAATAAAAGATGATATAGATAAATTTAAAGATAATAGAGTAGATGGTGGATTTGCTGCTTTTCAAGATCCTTTGTTTGTAAATAGATTTAAACAAAAACAAGGTTTACCAGCAAGAAGTAATCAAGATGTTTATAGTGATGGTTATGGAGAGCAGTCAAACTTAAATATTTTAGATACAATTAAATCTCCTATTATTAAGAAAAATATAGAAGAAGAAATTAAACAGGGTAAATTGAAAGAGCCTGAGAAAAAGAAAAATATATTTGCTGATAAGGCTTTGCAAGAAGAAAAATTTAATAAAGAAAAAGAAGATACTAAAAAATTTAAAGAAAAAAATAAAGTAGAAGAAAAGAAACCAGAGTCTAATTACGTGTTTAGCGATGGATCTAAGAGTGCAGGCGTAGGAAATACAGAACAAGAAATTATAAATCTTATGTCTCAGTTAAAAAAAGACAGAGATTTTGATAAGTATATGGCATTAGCTCAAGTAGGTTTAAACTTAATGGATCAGAAAGGTTATGGTGAAGCTGCGGCAGCTGGACTTAAAACACTTGGAGATTCAAGGCAAAGATATTCTGATGGAGTTACTAGTTTAATTAATGCTAGAGCTAAATTAGCTACTGCTGCTGGTAAAACACAACTTACAACTAAAGAAGCCTATGATAAATTATTGGCATTAAGAAATAGGTTGTATGGAAAACAAGGTGATATGGGTATTGTTAACGCAGAGCTACCTGCAGACGTTCTTGCGGCACTTAAAGCAGAAGAAAGATTTTTATATAATTATTTAAATAGTAAAGGCTTAAACCTGCCTATGACAAGTGCGAGTATAGAAACAAATAAAAAAGCTGCTGGATAACTCTTAATGGGTACAATTAACGTAACAAGTAAACGCACTGGCAATACTTATCCCATAGCAATAGCTGGTAGCACACCAACAGAACAAGAAGATGCCTTTATACAACAATACGTAGATAGGCAAGATGGTGTAATGATGATTGCACCTGAAGAAGAAGATGATTCACAAGGTGGATTAATTGATTTTGCTAAATCTACAGTTGGTGGCGTAGCTAGATCATTTACAGAAATACCGGGTGGTTTGGCAGCTTTAGGAGAAACTGTTCTTGGAGAAGATGTAGGTACAACCGGCATAGGTAAAGCTGCTCAATCATTTTCAAACAACGCATCAGAATATATACAAAACACTTTTGATATGAATGAAAGTGTTGCTAGTAAGTCAGGTCAAGCACTTGGTTCTATGTTATCTTTTCTTGTACCCTCTACTGCAGTTGCTAAAGGCGCATCTTTATTGGGTGCCACAGCAAAAGGTGCCAGTTATTCTGCATTAGGTACAGCTGCTGTACAGGGTGCAGCACTACAATCTCAAGATCAAATGAACAGAATGGCGAACTTCATTGAAAAAGGTGGAGAGATTGATGAAGAAACAAAAAGAGATGCAATAATTCTTAGTGGCGCAATAGGTTTATCAGAAGCTGCCCCAATATCTTATATGTTCAGAAGTTTAGGAACAGCAATGAAGATATTAAAGAAAGTTCCTAAAAACAAAGTTGATGATGCATTAAGAACAATAAGTGGTAAGTTAAAAAGATCTTTGATTGCTGGTACATTTGAAGGTGGTCAAGAATTATTAGCAGGTTTAGCACAAGATTTAGTAGAAAAGAATTTATATAATCCTGATTTAGAAGTTGGTCAAAGTGCTTATGATGATGCTGTGTACGGTGGTGGTGCAGGTGCTGCATTAAATCTTATAATAGACAGTATAAGAGGAAGACAGCTTAAAAAAATAGACACTAAGTATCAACAATTAGATGAAGATCAAAATGATGAGACAATTGAAGCAAATGAAAAGTTAAGAAATGCTGCTAATTTTATTAAATCAAAACAAATATTACAATTACCTGCTCCAGAAGGCACTATTGTAGACGAAACGTTTGATAAAGATCAAAAACTATCTGACTTTGGTGATGTTGCAAATGATCAAAGCACACAGAATTTTGTAGACAATGAAAAAAAATTACAAAACGAAATAAAAAAACAAGAAGAAATTAATCAGACACTTGAAGCATCAAAAGAATTAAAATCACCATTTTTGCCTGTTGAACTAGGAAAGTTGCCACAAGAAGAAGCCTATAAGATTAGAAAAGCAAGGGTTGACTTTGGCAAAAACATTGAAGTTGATGCTCCAGCTACATTGCAAGAGATAGAAGAAGTTGTTGGTATTGAGTCTGCTAATAGAGAAAGGGCAACACAAAAGCCTATATTAACAGGACAACAACAAAAGAAAGATTACTTTCCAGAGATAGAAGATATTGATGCCAAGAGTGTAGCTAATAAATTTACAGAAACAATTTTAAAAGCAAAAGTTATTAATAGAGCAGAAGTCAAGCGTATAGCTGCTAGAATAAATAAGTTATTTCCTAACTTTAGTCTTACAGGCACTAAGATGTCTAATGAAGAAGCTGACAATGTATTAAATAATTTGTTAGCTAAAGGTGCATTGCAATACACACCACCTGTTGTAAAGAATGGCAAGATAATTAAAGCTGGTAAATATACCTCTAGAGTTGTTGAAAAAGAGTCAGGTGCTGATATGGAAAGCCAAGCTGCTGGTTTAACAGAGTTGGCAAAAAGAAATATTGAAGCTCAAAAAACTTTAGAAGAAGCTCAAGAGCAATATAAAGATGATGCTATACAGTTAGAAACGAATAGACAGCAGTTAGAAATATTAAGAAAAGAGTATTCTGACATACAAAGAATGGCTTTTGATTTAGAGAACAAAGCTACAAGACTAGATGAAAAACAAGATAAAATTAAAGCAACTAACATAGTTCCTAACTATGTGGCAAAGAAAGCATTTGATAATAGTGCCGAGCTACAGCTTAAAGAAGAATATAAATTAAAACAAAAACAAGTGTTACGCGCATTAAGAAGAGAGTTAAGAAGAATAGGTCTTGCTGATGTACGTCTTGATAACAAAGACTTAATTGACGAAACTAAATTAGAAAGATCTATTAATGCCGGTGAAGCTGAAATAGGTATTACAGAAGGTACATTTGAAGCAACAAAAGACGGGCAAAAGATAATAGCTTTAGCTATGGAGATATATGATCCAAGCATGAGTAACCTTGAATTACAAAGAAAGTTATCAGGGGTTATGAATCATGAAGTTATACATGCCCTTAAAAACTTAGGATTGTTTACTAATGAAGAATATTTAGCTTTAGAAAAAGCTGCGGCCAAAAGAAAATATGTAAAAGTAGTTAAAGGCAAGAAGCAAGTAAGAGAATATACATATTTAGATAGAGCAACTCGTATGTATTCTAATCAAGGATACACACAAGATCAAATAGCAGAAGAAGCTATAGCCGAGATGTATAGAGATTATGCATCCGGTAAATTAAATCTTGGTGGAAAGCCTAAATCATTATTTGATAAAATTATTAGTTTTATTAAAGGCATCTTTACTGTTCATAATAATGAAGGCTTTAAAGATATAGATGCTATATTTGATAATATACAAACAACTGATCAAGAAAAACAAATTGGTAGGAGGGCTAGAGAAGATCGGCCAGATAGAGATTACTTAGATGTTAATCAAAGAGAAGATGTAAGAAACTCTAGAATTTACATACCTAAAGTACTAGATGATACAGAATATTATGAGGCCATGCCTAAGAATGTTAAACTTAAAACATTCAAAAATAGATCAATGCCAAATGGTACATTGGTTGGAATAAGACCTAATTTGAATGGCTTTATTACACTTGCTAATGGCAAGAAACAAGTTACTCAATCAATACACAATGTAAATACAAAAGATAGAACTAAATATAGTGAAGCTGTTGGCTATGATCATACAGTGGCATTAGCTAATGATGTTAAATTTGACATAAAACAATCATCTCGAGCTGATATATATAATGGGAAACTAGCAAAACATCCTATGGCATCTGGTGTAGGTGAAATACAACAGCTAACAAGAGAAGAGATACAAGAAATTGTTGATAGCCCAGATCATATAATTGGTTTTAATCCCGGATTTATAGGCAATGAAAATAGAGCGCAAGTAAATGGAACTCATTTATTTACTGACTCTGATGGTTATGCGGTAAAAGGATATAATGGTGGCAGAGTAGTTTTTATTGGCAATCAAGTATATGGTAAAGGTGGAGAAGTTGATTATTGGCTTGAATCAGAAGCGCCTAAAGTGGAAGGTGGCGCACCATCAGATGTTATTTATAAGTATAGTCTAGACAGATTACCTAATTTATTCCCTTCTTCATTAGGACCGTTAGATAAAGTACAGAAAGCAAAAGCAGATTATTTAGCATCAAAGAATATTGCTCCTAGAAGACAAGATAAATATGTGTCCGTTGATGTTGATTTAGCAAAAAGAATTGCAAATGATTTTGATATGGCTGTTCATGATCCGTTTAACCCTGATGTTCAAGACGCTTATAAAGCTATGAATGATGAAACATTTGAGCAATGGCAGTTTGTAAAGGCTACAGGCGTAAAAATAGAAATGATTAAAGAAGGTCAATCTGAACCTTATCCAAATGGATCAAAAGATATGTTGGCAGATCTTCATAATAATAATCATATGTGGGTATACCCAACGGACTCAGGTTTTGGCACTGAGCCTTTTACACAAGAAGATATAGATAACAATCCATTGTTAGCTAAGACCGGAGAAATAGTTGATGGTCAAGATTTAAGATATAATGATTTATTTAGAATAGTTCATGATTATTTTGGTCATGGATTAGAAGGTGCTACTTTTTCCTCAAGAGGTGAAGAGAACGCATGGCAAGCTCATGTAAGAATGTACAGCCCATTAGCAGCCAAAGCTATGACAACAGAAACAAGAGGTCAAAACTCATGGGTAAACTACAGTGATGCTGTAGGTGAGCAAAATAGAAATAGCAAAAACAAGGCAGAAGAAACACAGTATGCTGAACAAAAAGTAACAATATTATCTGATTTTGTTATGGAAGATGGTTTAGCTAACGATATAGAGGGAGAAATCAATGAACAAGTCAAAAGAAGAAGTCAACAATTTAGTAGAGTTAGAGATGACTCCAATGACAGAGGAAGATATGAGAGAAGAGGAGGAGGACAAGCAGAAGTACTTAGCAAGAGCAAGCCATTACAGGAGAGGAGCGAACCTGAAGTTACGAAGGAAGGTACAGTAACGCTTACACACTTCTCTCCTATTGAGGGCCTTCAAAGCATAGACCCAGAAAAACAAAGGTCTAACTTATTTATGCGCGGTGAAGAGAGGAGAAGAACATATCCGGGATATCCTGCCAGAAGTTATTATGCAATAAACATTACAGATCCTGATGGTTACAATCCAGAACCAAATGTTGGAGAAAACATTTATGAAATACAGGTTCCTTATGATGACATGTATGATTGGGCAAAAGATAAAAATGGATACAATGAATTAGCAAACAAAGAAGCTACAAAAGAAATGCCTAACTTATCAGGCCCAAACAGAGTAGCTTATATAACAACTGCTATGGAACGTATGATAAAAGAGTCTGGTGCAAGTGGTTACTGGGCTAAATCAACAGGGCGTGGCTTTACCGCAGCTATGTTTAATGAGTTAAAAATAGCAGAAACATATCAACCTCAAAAATACAATCAGGCATATAAAGATAAAATTAATCAAAAGCGTGGAGATGATGCTACCAGATTAATGAGGTCTGCTGTTCTTGCGCGGGGGCAAGAGCATACTATAAGTACAAGATTTCCTACAGCACAGTCAAGAACAGACGATCCTTTACAGAGCTTGTTGTTTGTTAATGGAGATGCAATTAGAAATGACAAAGAGCTTGCAAGAAAAGCAGCCAACCTTATCAAGGGATATAATATATCTCAAAACTCAAAACTTTACGCAAACTTTTCAGATTTAGAAATAATAGAAGATTATATTGAAGCGGCAAAAGACAATCTTTTATTTATACATGACTCAATAGACCCTGAAACAAGAGACAGATCTTCTAAATGGTATGATGGCGCTAGAGTTATAGTAGATAGATTTTCTCAAGAGTATGGTTATAGCCCAGAAGTTATAGCAGCTGTTATGGCGGCTCAGTCTCCACAAAAAGATTGGTATATGAATGTATCATTATCTGAAAGAGTTTTAGACATAACTAAAAACTTTGGTAACATACAGTTCACCCCGGAGATGATGCAGACTGCCAGAAAATTATTTAATAAAGACAAATATAAAGCAGCTTTAAATCATATAAGTAATCCAAGAAGAAACTCAAATAGCCTAAATAGCTTGGAATTACCTATGCATAAAGCTATGTGGATAAGAATATTTGATGAAACATATAATGACAGAGGCCATAGAATAGTAACACCTGAAGGTCAGTTTTTAGATTACGCAAGAACAAAAAATGGTCAGCCTAAGAAAACAGGATGGGGAAGTTTATCTGAGATATCAAAAGCTATTGATGTTATGGATGATCCGTCTTTAGAAAACATATCTATAGTTATGGGTAAAAGACATAAAATAAGAAGTTTTTATAATAATATAATTACTCCTATGTCCACTGAGGGCCACTCTACCATAGACACACATGCAGTTGCGGCTGCTCATTTAAAACCATTAAGTGGTAAATCTTTAGAAGTTGATCATAACTTTGGGCTATATACGAAGAAAGGTAGAGCAGAAAAGTTTGGTATTATACCTAATTCATCTGTTTCAGGTTCGTATGGCACTTATGGTTTATTGGCAGAGGCTTATGAAAGAGCAGCAAATGAAAGAGGTATATTACCTAGACAAATGCAATCTATTACATGGGAAGCAATTAGAGGGTTATACAAAGACACTTTTAAATCTAATGAACAAAAAGTAGCTCAAATAGAAAATATTTGGGATAGATATACTGAAGGCAATATAAACATAAACGAAGCAAGACAGGAGGTTTTAGATGCAACGACAACAGGATTTGAAGCGCCAGCGTGGTCAGGACAGTCTGATACAGTATCTGCAGAGCTTGGAGATTCCAGTTACCAGAGAGAACTATCTAGATCTCGCTTATCCAGAGGGGATCCCACCGATGACGGCAGAACTGGAGGAGTCGCTCCCAGAGGAACTGAGATTAGAAAATCAGCCATAAGGGCTAGTCTAACAGGAGCAACACAGAGAGAACAAACTGCTATAAAAAATGATGCTTATATAGAGGAATCTCAACAAACTATAAGGTATAATAATTTAGCAGGTATTATAGAAAAGGGACTAAAAATAGTTCCACAAAGTATAATAAATAAGTTTGGCAAATCTTTTCCTATGATGGGAAAGACTAGAAGAGATGCCGCAAATAGAATAGTTACAAAGTTTCAAGATTCATTTCAACCTATTGGCGATATGATGGATACGCTTAGAGACAAAGGATATAACATATCTGATGTTGCTGATACGTATTTACAAGAAAAAAACTCACATGGAACTACAGGCGCACAATTAACTGACTTAGAAGAAACTATAGTAAAGCCAATACTAGAAGAAGTTAAAAAGATTAATATTACTGACGATCAATTAAATAATTTATCCTCTCTATCACAAGCCGCTGCGCAAGAAACAGGACAAGAAGGTTTTGTAAAAACTGCTTTAGAGCTTGGTGTGGATAACAATTTAGTATTAACAGATGTATTATTATACGCTAGACACGCTAAAGAGCGTAATAAAAAGATTATACAGGATCATAAAAGACCACTTGGTTCAGGTATGTCTAATGCAGAAGCTACAGCAATATTGCAATGGTTTGATGGATTAAATGCAGAAAATAAAACTATATTTAATAATATAGTTAATCTTACAAAAAATTTAATAGAAAGCACAAATGCTAAAAGGCTTGAGTCAGGTTTAATTACACAAGAAACATATGATAAAAGAGTAGAGTATAAAAATTATGTCCCACTTAGAGGTGATATGGATGCAGTTGATGAAGCTACTGACGACAGATTAAACAGACAAAGAAAAACAGTTAATCTATTTGGAGCTATGGGCAATGAGGATAGAAGTGCAAAGGGTAGAGGAACTAAATATGCAGAGAACATATTAGCATCTGCTATAGCACAGAACCAGAGGGCCATTGATAGAGGTGAAAGAAACAAAGTAGGTGTATCTTTTTTAAAATTAATAAGAGGTGAAAACGAAAGTCAAGATGGAACTGTCGCTATAAACGATCAGTTGGCATCAGATATGTCTAAAAATATTGCATACATTGCCACTAAAGATCCAATGAATCCCAATCAATTTGCAGTAAAAGAAAATGGACAAGAAGTTTACGTAAACATTTACAGTTCATCGATAGCCCGATCATTAAAATTACATTCAGATCCACAAACTAATGGCACATTTATTAGAATGTTAGGTAAATTAAACAAATGGCTTTCAAATGTTAACACAACGTATAACCCAGCTTTCGTGTTACCTAACTTAGCAAAAGATTTGGAAACTGCTCTTGTTAACGCCCAACAATATGATTTAGAGGGTATTACAAAAGAGATAGGGTTATCAACAGGCAAAGCTATACTAGGTATAAGAAATGTTTTAAGAACTGAAAATACAGATAGTTTTTGGTCACAAGAGTATTTGAAGTTTGTTAAAGCAGGTGGAAAAAACGCTACAAATATGATGGCTAGTGTACAAGACCAGATGGAAAATATGGGTAAGCTGTTAAATGACATTGGTGGAACACAAAATCAAGGACTGCATAAGGTAGGATTTAGAAAATTATTACAGTTTTTAGATGATTATAACACAGCAGTTGAAAATGGTGTTCGTGTCGCTACGTTCACAGCTTTGAAAAAAAGAGGTTTCTCTGATGCACGGGCTGCTGAAGCAGCGAGAGATGTAACAGTAAACTTTGCAAAAGGTGGAGAAGACAAAGTTGCAATGAATTCATTGTATTTGTTTTACAATGCTTCATTACAAGGAAGTATGGCTCTGCTCATGGCGGCTAGAAGGTCTCCTAGAGTTAGAAAACTATGGCTAGGTATGGTTGCTTATGGATTACTTCAAGATCAACTTATGGCAATGGTTAGCGATGATGAAGATGATAATGGCATAAAGCAATATGATGATCTAGACGATTACTCATTAGAGCATAATTTGATATTCCCAAGCATGGGATTGTCAGACAAGAAATTTATTAAGATACCATTGGCTTATGGATTAAATATGGCTGTTAACTTAGGCAGGTCATTAAGTCGCTACACTCGTGGTGAGTATACATTTGGTCAAGCAAGTGGCTCTATATTCAACACAACAATGGAAACATTAAGTCCATTTGGTGCTATAGAAAATTGGGAGACATACGCTTTACCTACATTTTTAGATCCTTTTATAGAATTATTTGTAAACAAAAACTATAGAGGAGATCCTATATACAAAGAAAGTCCTATGTACGCATCTTCGCCTAGACCGGACAGTCAACAGTACTGGGGCAATACCGGAGCCATACCTAAGTTTATAGTAGATCAGTTAAACAGTCTTACCGGTGGAGATGAAGTTGAAAGTGGAATAGTTGATTGGTCTCCGGATGTTATTGAATATTGGATTGAGTTCGCAATAGGTGGAGCCGGTGCTACAGTTAATAGATTTGGAAACTTAGCTTTTGGAGTTATACCGGATGTTATAAAAGGAGATTTTGATGGTAACATTGAATCAAGAATACCTTTTTTACGTAAGGTTATTGCCCAGCCGTCTGAAAGAGTAGACACACAAACTTATTTAGAAAATAGAAAAGGATTGTTTACTATATTTGCTAGACTAGATTTGGCAAACAGAAGAGGCGATATAGAAGATATAAGAAGACTTCGTGCTAGATACGATGATGAACTGAAGATATATGGAAGATTTAAAGCTATAGACAATGCTAGGAATAGAATGTTAAGGCAAATAAGAGAATTAGAAAGAAACCTTAGAATACCGGATGATACTAGGAGAAAGCTCATAAGACTTAGAACTGAAAAGATCCAAGAGCTTATGAGAAAAGGGGTAGTGCTTATGAGGGAAGTAGGTCTTAAAGAAAGATAGATCTGCACACGATGCATGATAGTAGTGCCTACAGCTACGTTATTGATTTGAGTGGTGTTATTAATCTATGCTAGACAAAAAGTTTACGTAAAGTTTTAGTCTAGTCGAATCAGACCCCGGTGGCATCAAATACAGCTTTACTTTTTCTTTTTTACTTTTATTAGTTCTTTGAGATACCATTCTGCTTTTAAAAGATCTTCTAATCCATTTTTATGTTTATGCCTCCAAACATACTTGAGAATATTTCCTTGCAAATAATACTCATAACCTACTCCCGTAGCAGACTTGATAGCATCGATACATTCAACCTTACCTTTTCTATAATGATTAGGTCTGTTTACATTGTCATTCTTCATCTAGATACTCCTCTATATCGCTAATCTTATGTTGATTGATGAATATTGGAGTGTCATCGCCAACCCATGCACCTATGGTATTAAAATCAAACCACTCCACAGCCTCTTCCTCACTCCATTTATTGTCATGCATCAGTATCATTATGCATTTATCATAGTCATATAATGCCACTTGATTTCTACTGAAAGCACTTATAGTAGTGCCTATAAATGCTTCTTTGTATTCATCGTATAATTTCATTATTCTCTCTCCTTTATTTCGGCTGCCGGTAAAACAGAGTCCGAAATTAGTTTAAAATCATTAATATCAAAATGACACATTGGCTCTTGATCTTGCCAATCATTTCTATCTGACCTACCACCCTGTCGAACAGAGAAGTCAGAGAAAAAATCAATCCAACCTATTAAGTTACTCCAATTTACAATCAGCAATGATTTAGTGCTAGTGACAGATGCTAATCTTCTAGCTGACATTACTTTTGATAAAGAAATTATGTATGTGTCAAATGTCCTGAAGGCATGAGTGCGAGACTTAACTTCAGCAAAGCCTACTAACTCTTCATTTCTGTACATGGCATAATCTAATTTGTATGATATTGGCATCTTAGAACAAGATACATCCCACTTTTGTGAGATGTATCCTAATATATTTTTTTCTTCTGTGAGGTTTTCTAGCGTCTCGTACTTTGCCCTAGTCATAACTTTACGTAACTTTTTGGTTTCGTTGTTCCTCAAGCCATTCTTTAATTTCCTTTTTACTCCAAATATTCTTTTCTCGTTTTTCAGATTTCATTAAAGGGAAAGGTTTTGGGAAATTACGTTCCGTATCGTTTATTACTTTAACTATAGATTGTCTTGATACATTAAGCATCTTAGACAATCCCTCAATAGTTACATACTCGTTATTTTCTACAGCATCATCATTAAACTTCATTCGTGACATTGATATCCCCTTTTTCCGGAGTGCCATCTTCATTTAATTTTACCATAACAACCATGTATCTAGATCCAACCCAATCTTTATGCAACTGTGGTGGCACATCATTAGGATGTATTGTCAGCCTAATATTTGTTCCATTTTTATCTTGCATCATAGATGTTTTGACAGCCTCGAAATTTACACTAGGAACACCTAGATTATCTGTATTTGCTTTAACTTCTTCCATTTAAATCTCCCTTAGAATGTTATATCAGCTAATGCATCGTGATCGCTTGATGTGCTTGGCTTGTTTTGAGAAGATTGATTTTGATCATTAGGATTGTAAATCTCAAAAATATTTCCCCTTAAACTTAAAAATGGCTTTCCACTTTTACCACTTATCTTTTTCCAACCTATTAAACTTAATTTAGGTTTTTGATTTCCATTTTTAATTTGCTTTGATAGGTCTTCCACTACTTCCGGTGGTAATTCTAATTGACCGGTATAATCCGGAGACCTATCTGTTTTTCTAACTTTAGCCTCAAATAGAGTGCCACTTGGTGGGTAATCATTTTCCATTTTATTCTCCTTGTTGTTTGGATTTGATTTTGTCTGCCCTTGCAATAAAGGCTGTTGATACTTCCCCAAATGCCATAGCATCTAGTTCTTTCAACGTCTTTAGAGCCTCTGCATTAGAATTTTTAAATCTACGCAGTTCCTCAATGCTGTCTTCCGGCATAAATGTTAAGAACACTTGCTTTATGTTAGCAACATCTTCTTTTAAATTAACATTTTCTACTTTGCCGGATTTAACCTCTTTTATTTCCATAGTCTCTTTAGGTGGATCTTCTTTTGTTTTCTCAGATCCATTATCTATAGTGCCACCTTTAATTTCATCCGGTCTTTCTTCTTTAAAAGCATCAGCCTCATCTTCTGCATAGACATCTCCATGAAGACCAACTAACTTTAATATCACACGATCTTTGGCTCTTTTTTCAGCCATAGCATATGGATAACTGTTTTTGTTATTTGATGGAGATGCCTCTCCTATAGACCATTCTGAACTATCTCCCATACTGCCGGTAACAAGTAAACTGACAATCTTCTTTTCAGAATTACTCTCCAAAACAGTTGGTTCTTTAAATGTAATTTTTTTGTGAACAGCGACCTTTTCCAATGCTTTATGTAAAAGTACATAAGTTCCATGACAATTCCAACCGGCTTGTTGTGCTGTCATTCCAATTTCTTTTAAGGTTTCCTTAACCTTATCCGGCACTTCATCTTTCATTTTCTTCCTCTCTTTCTTTTAATTTAACTTCTAAAAATGAACCAAATTGATATCCCAATTTGTAATAGTAAGAACTTTTCTTTTCCTCGTATAAATTCTTATTAAAGAAAGCATCCACTATTCCCTCTTTAAAAAAACCCAAGTAAGTACCTCTTTTTTTTTCAAGTGCATTTTCCATTTACTTGCTCCAACTAAAAATTTCAGTTGTAGTACTGTCGTAATGGCTTTTACTTGTAAAGTTTCTTTTAAACGTAGTTTTCTTTATACCTATTTTGGTTCTTTCGTATGTAATGAGTTCTTGAGTAATTATGTTTTCTTTTTCTTTAGGAAAAAAACTATCGTCTAAAATCTCATTAATTTTGCACAAACCATTTGTAGGCAAGTAACAAAGATCAATTCTGTCACTCATTTTATTCTCAATTTGTCTTTGATTGTATCAATGATGGCATCAATTATGTCACGAAAAACACTAGTATTAGTTTTGTTTTGTGATTTTACAGTTGCCTCTCTTATATGTTTTTCATATGCCTCTTTTTTTGTAGGCTCTTTTAAAGATGGTTTAAGTTTAACAACACCACTTTTCTTAACTTTTCTTATAACCTTTTTAGGCTTTGCTTTTTGTTCTTTCATTTTATCCTCTCTTTATATTGATTACAAAATTCAGCAACTGAACAATAGTTGCCACAACGAGTGTACTCTCCACTTCGATGTTCTGTTTCTAAATCTGATTTTTTTATGTAGGCTTGGTCGGTTTTGTCATGCCATTCTACGTATTTAATAGCTTCTTCTTCACTATCTAAAACTCTCAATGCTCTCTTTTGACCTTTTTTCTTTACTGCCCAAGTATCATTCTTTTTCCACATTTCTTGATCAGAGCATAAAGGCAAGTCTGCATTTAAATCATAATTAACTTGAGCCTCTTGATGTAAGGAAACTCTGTCAGAGATATATTTATCAATGGAATTATCATCCCAAATAGGAATGTCCACAAAGACTATAGGTGCTTGTGGATAATTTTCTTTTCTCTCAGCATCTCTTCTGTTCCAATCTCTTAATATTGCACATATTTTTAAAGATCCTACCTTTATTTGGTTATGAGTATTATTTTTTTTAAAAAGCCAACTGTAACAATTAAGTTGTTTTTCCCACTCCGGCTTACCATAGATAACAGACCAAACAGATGTAACTTTATAATCTATGATGGATGCTGTGTTATTTTTAATTTCTTGCCTATCTAATGCACCGGATATAATCCAACCATTATGACTAGCATATAATCTCTCTTCATTTATGATGTTCTTGGATGAATTTGATTGTTCCAAAACTGAATGTACAGCAGTACCAAATAATGCCCAAACCATATCAACAGCATCAACTTCAATGTCATTGTCATAAACATTTTTCATAATCCTAACTCTAGGACTATCAATTAATGATGTTATCGATATATCAGCTTTGCCTTTACTGTATTTGTCGTTTATGGCAAAGTCCACAAATGGTTGTGGCATACCAAAATTATTGGTAATCTTCATGTCAATCTCCTGTAATGCACGTATAAATATATATATATAGGTAAAATAATGTCAACAGAAATAAAAGAAAGTTTTAAATTTATTATTTATGGAGAACCGGCATCTAAGGCAAACTCTAGAAAAATAGTTAATTTTGGCAAAAGAATGGGTGTTATAAAATCTCAAAAAGCGAGAGATTATGAGAAAGATTTTGCAAAACAATGCCCCACTTTAGAAAATCTTATTGAAAATGACGTAAAAGTAGAGTTAATTATATACTATGCATCTAGAAGACCGGATCTTGACGAGAGTGTGATCTTGGATTGTATGCAAGGAAAAGTTTATGTTAATGACAGACAAGTCAAAAGAAAAATCATTTATTGGGGGTTGGACAGAGACACACCACGAACTCACATCAGAGTCTCGCCTTTGGAAACATGTGATTTGCCAAGCGATTTCTGATTCATATCTTGGTACTGACAAAGAAAAATTATCAGTTGGCAAGTGGATTTTAACTGAAGATTTTGTTGCTGTTTGTGATTTAGCAACATTAAATTCAGAAAACTTATCTGTTAAAATAAAAGAAATATTAACTAGTAAGCCTTTAGTAGCTAGATATTTAGGGGAGAGATTAAAGAAAGTTATTCAAGCTAGATCTTTGAGCATGTAATTTTCCATATATAAATATATATTATATATATAAATATATATTAATATTATAAATATATATTAAAATTATAAATATATAATAAAATTATAAATGTAAATTTCATTTCTTATTGACGAATAATTATTTTTGGAATAATTAGTAATTGTGTAGTAAGGAGAAAATTATGGAAATTAAACACTCGATCAAGGATGTAGCCTTGAGACTTGGTAGTGGTCAGCACAAGGCGAATTGCCCTTTCTGCTCCCACACTAGGAAGAAAAAAAATCAAAAAACATTGTCTTTAAAGGTTGATTCTGATGCAATATTTTATAATTGTTGGCATTGTGGAGAAGATGGAGGCATCAAATTTAATGATAGCAGATTAAAGATTGTAAAGGGGGATATCATGCAAGAACAGTCAAATCCTTTGTCTAGTTACGAAACAGAAAAATGGGATGTTCTTGCAGAGGAAAATGGCAGTTTGCAATATTTGGAAAGTAGAGGCATTTCTAAACAGACAGCAGAAAAAGCCGGAGTAAAGTTCACAAAAAAATATATAAGCACAGCACAAAAAGAATTACCTTGTTTGGTTTTCCCATACAAAAATGAAAAGGGATTGTTTCCTTTTGCAAAGGTCAGATCATTTCCGGAGAAAGGCTTTTCTAGTTATGGCAAGGCATTAAAATTTTATAATATTGACAACATAGAAAACTCTGAGGATATCATAATTTGCGAGGGAGAGATGGATTGTCTTTCTTTTATGGAGATAGGATTTAATAATGCAGTTTCCATACCTCATGGTGCTGTTATGAAAGTTGTTGATGGCAAAATAGATCCACACGAGGACAATAAATTTAAATTTATTTGGAACTCAAAAGAAAAATTAGATAAATGCAAAAGAATTATTGTGGCTATGGACAACGATTTAGCCGGTCAAGCTATGGAAGAAGAGATAGCTAGAAGAGTGGGGAAAGATAAATGTTATAAATTTATTTATCCTAATGACTGCAAAGATGCCAATGAAATTCTAATGAGGCATGGAAAAGATAAATTAAAAGAAATAGTAGATAATCCTATTCCTTATCCGGTTTCCGGTCTTTACGATGCAGAACATTTTTATGATCAAGTGGATGATATTTACAAAGATGGTATTGGTAGTGGGGTAAGCACCGGATATAAAGCTGTAGATCCATTATACACAGTTGTAGAGGGGCAGTTAACAATAGTAACCGGTCATCCATCATCCGGTAAATCTGAATTTGTTGATCAAATAATGCTGAACATATCAAAAGCTAAAGGTTGGAAATTTGGTATATGTTCATTTGAGAACGAGCCACGAATACACATTGCAAAGCTAATAAGTAAATATATTGGAAAGCCATTCTTTGAGGGTAGTTCAGAAAGGATGAGTAATCTTGAATTAGAAAAAGGCAAGAAGTTTGTTTCAGAAAACTTTTGTTTTTTATATCAAGCTGATGGATCGCTATCTACGTTAGATAGCATCTTGGAAAGAATGAAGACTGCTGTTTATAGATACGGGATAAGAGGCTGTGTTATAGATCCTTATAATTACATAGCAAAAGATATGTCTTCAAACGAGACAGATTGGATTTCTGACATGCTTACAAAGCTAAGAGTATTTGCTCAAGCACATGGCATACATATTTGGTTTGTTGCCCATCCTCAAAAAATGTTTAGAAAAGAAGATGGAACAGTACCACCACCAAAAGGTTATGACATTGCCGGATCAGCTAGTTTCTTTAGTAAATCTGATGTAGGTCTTACAGTTCACAGACCTAATGCTAGTGGATCAAATGTTAGTCAGATATTAGTTTGGAAATGTAGGTTCTCATGGGTAGGATCTATTGGAGAGTGCGAGTTAGAGTTTGACAAACTTACATCTAGGTACGAAAATTTGTCATCTCCATTAGACATGTTTAAACCAAAAAAAGTAGTCAAAAGTTGGCACGAAAAAGAAGAGTATGACGAAATCAAGTTTTAAAAAAACTAAAAAAAAAGACTATGACCTAGAACCCTCTGGTGGTGGGAATACTCTTAAAGCAGAGTTTATAGGCAACACCAACAAGGTTAGAGTTAGAGTTGTAGACCAAACATGTTTAGACCGGCTACTCATGAATGATAGTATATCGTTAGACCAATATAAATCTGTTGATGTTCTTTTCTCTGAGTTTAACAAAGCCGGTATGATTGGTGTAAAAGCCACAAACTACAATCCTAGAATTACAGCTACATACGATCAAAATGGGGATAGACAAGCTGTTTTAAGATCAAAAGTTGTGAGTTGTTTGAATTACGTTAAACGTACTGGTAATAAAACAGCATATGAAATTTTAATAAAAATTATGCACGATAAAGATTTCACGAAATGGGAAATTAATTGGATAGAGTTATCCGGAAATTTTGATTTTATTAGTAAAAATATAGAAAAGTTTTATAAATTTTGGGGAAATAGTTGACTATTTGTTAGGAGGGGATTAGTAATTCATTAAGAGATGTTAATAATTTCTCTTGTAATGCTACACATTTAGAGCCGGATGTTTCCTCATCCGGTTCTTTTTTTTAAAAAGTTTACGTAAAGTTTTACTCTGTGGTTAGTTCCGGATTAAAATAACTATTTAAATCCGTTTTACTTTATAATGTAATTATCGAGAAAAGTTTTACTATATGGTTTTCGCCTGTGGATAACTTGGCTTTCTTTTTGGATTTTTTTTATAAGTGTATACTCTTGATATAGAGGAGTTAATTTGATTGTTAGTATTCGTACAGAGGAGAACTTTTCCCCCTCTGTACGAGGCTCTAAGAGCCTTTTATGTGGCTTTCCATACATTAACCTACCATAATTTAAAAGAGATTTAAGTTTTGCCCATGATAGCTGTTTCAATTATTATTGGGGGAACAAACTATTTAGGGATGTATAGCTTTGAGGCTGTTGATAATGCAAACAACAAGGCATCCACTTTTACCCACCGGAAAGGAGTATCTCTTCCCCCTATTCTGTTCTGTTAAAAATCATTTTTGCAACTCCAATCAAGATCATAGTTAATCCTATAGATCCTATTCCTAGAGTAAACAAAATTCTTCCTACAGTTTGCATGTAATATCCATTAGGATCTGCCAATGTAACAATAGCCATAAATATAACAGCTACTCCTAAAAGAAATAATAAAAAGGCATCAATTCTACTCATAATCATTCTCCCAATCAAAAGGTAATTCCCACCATTCTACAATCATATTTCATTCTCCCATTTTTTTATTTGAGTAATTAAGGCTCTAGCACATTCGTATCTGCCATCAAGAATACCTAGTTCTCTGCTGTCCACATCATCATCATTTGGATTTGAATGAACATCAGATATTTCTCCTCTTAGCCATACCTTAATTTTTTGTGTTACTAATGTCTCCGGAAAGTTTTCCGGATGCATCTCTTGTCCATATTTTTCAAGTTCATTAAAAACATCAACTATATTTTTATTTATTTCTAATTCGATCTTTCTTAATGCTTTAAGTTGTCCTTGTAGTTTAGCTATTTTTTTAGCTTTTATTATTTCATTATTTTCCATTAAATTTCTCCCTTTCATTAAGTTCTTGGAATATTTTAAAAAATATTAAGTAGTTAGTGTCAGAAATGTTAGGTGCATTTCTATTTATAAATGCACCTACCTCATCTAATTGATGAAATAATATTTCGTCAGTTTGCTCTTGAGGTGTAACTCCATATTTGTTCTCGTAAGCATCTAGACCAAACATTTTCTCAACATTAAAGTTTTCATTCAGCATATTAAACTCCCATAGCATTAAGTAAGTTTTTCTGAACTCTGCCATTCATGACGTTTTCTGCTCGTCTAAAATTGTCAGAGGCACAGTTGATAGTCACAGCCGGATTGTAGATTAAATTGTTTTTAAAATTTTCTCTGTCGCTGTCATTACCACGATTAGGAACATTGCCCCCCCAATCGTTGTGAACCTCTTGGATCTCGAAAGGTTTGCTTTCATAAACCAAATACCAAAGATCTTTCTCTAAATTTATAACTCCATCATGACAAGTAATAAGATCAATCTTATAAACATCTAAGCCACTAGATTTAATTCTATCTATTGGAAAAGGTTTTGCATTAGCAACAAAAGCTGTTTTGCTTTTGTAAGTAGTTGTAGCCAAACCTTTCATGTAAACATTCCTAAACCAAGATGGCGAAATGTTTATATCATTATGACAATTATAATATGAATAACTTGCAGATCTCTTAATCTCAGATGGAACTACAGTTATTTCTCTAGCCAATGCATTACATTGTATTTTTACATTTGTTCTAGATTGATGCTCATCCCACCATTTTTGGGCAAACATTTTAGTTATGTAAGAATACTTTGAATTAATAGTCTGACCATTAAAGAAACCTTGAGAGTATTCCCTTTCTTTTCTGAATACTTTTTTACCATCATATTTATTAGAATAAATGGCACTCTTAAATTTACGTTCTTTTCGTAATTCTCTAATAGCTGATCCACAATTATAAATGCTGTCTAAACCATGATTTACATAATGCTTTCTGTGACTAGTAAAAATTCTCAAATCTTCTTTTTCTTCTTGAGACATACTAGCTATAGATTTTTTGGATAATAATTTGACCTTTTGCATTTCTGTTAAGCCAAATGATTTATAGCCAACAGCTAAAAAGTTTAAATAACTTTCTAATACTTTATGATCTACAAATTGATCAGATTGTTTGTTAGGACTTGATCCTTTTTTTAAAAATATCATTATTGTCTCCTTATTCAATGATAGTAGTTTGATTGAAATTACTAGGTACAATCACACACAGACATATTGTTTCGCCTCTGTGTGACGATCCTAGAGCCTTGTTTTTATCCAAAAGTAGCATTAAGCCACTTTTAGATACGTTGTTTGACCAATAGGTGCTTTGTCAGCATTTAGGTCTGTGCTTACCCATAATACCGGATAAGGCATTTCTTCTTTTGGAAAGTCGAAGATCCCCATGTCAGTAAAATAAATAAAACTGTCTACCTCTAGATCATTTTCTTTTATGTAATCAAACACCGGCATGACACATGTGCCACCTCGCCCATTACATCTGATCTTGGTAATCTCATCTCCTTGCTCATGCTTGTAGACGTTTTGTACTTTGCTGTCGCAAGTGATCACAGTTACAGACTTAGGTTTAAGTTCTAATGACAAAGCATTTAAACCACCTAGAAAATACTGTAATTCTTTATCTGATACAGATCCGGAACTATCCACTCCAACAACAATGTGACCAACACCATAGTTTTCTATGGTAGGGGCAACTATGTTATGGCTGTAGTAAAACTTTCTGTGCATCTTCCTATATGAAAAGTCGTGAGGATTATCGCCCTCGACATGTCTTTCAACAATGTCTTGCCAATTAATCTCTGCTCTTTTCATGACCTCGACCATTTGTTTGACCTCTGCCGGAATAGTGCCTCTTTCTTTAGCTTGTCTTACAGCTTGGAAGATCTCTTCATTTACGTCAGCCTCTTCAGCTTTTAGTTCAGCCGGAGACATGCCATCAGTAACATTGCCCTCGATATTGCCCCATGATTGAGGCTGTAACCAAGTAGGATCTCCATCATTTGATGGCTGTCCATCTCCATTTTGACCTTGTTGCTGTTGCTGTTTTTTCTTAGCTTGGATCTGTGGGGCAATGGTATTGTAAATCTTTTCACTACTCCAACCTATAAACTGAGGATCAAACAAACCACCATCCGGCAAAGTTAAACCGGAGTTTTTTATTATTGGATTGATAGAAAGATCACAAGCTATATTCCAAATCTCAGCATCCCTTTGTTGCTGTCTGATATGATGTTTTAGTCCACGATGTTTTACCTCGTGTACAATAACACCTTTTAACTGCTCAAAGGATAAGCTGTCAGCATATTCTCTATTAAAGAAAATATCTTTGCCATCAGTTGCAAAGGTGGGGATCTCATTCTTTTCTATGATCTTCATCTTAACAAGAACGATCCCATAAAAGGCATGACCTTTGTCATCTTTATCCCATAGTAATTGAATTCTAACCTTTGAGAACTTGTCTTCTAATTTTAAATTTTGCATTAAAGTCTCCAAAAAAAGTTTACGTAAAGTTTTTGTCTAGGATAAAGCACAAATACTGCACCTTATCCTAGAGTATAAGTTTAAAGTAATAGATCTTTAAGATTACCTTTAGATCCTAGAACTTGTTTCATAGCTTGGTTGGTGACAAGAGTTTTGTTTCTTGTTACAGCATCTTTAAGCATGAAAGCCATGAACTCTTGCTCCGGTATTCTCTGAATGTATTTAAGAATACTTGCACAGTTGGTCATGTTCATCTTGAAAGCTAATGAACCACATAAGGCATAAAGAACACCACGATCTTCCGGTATTTCTGTACCATCCGGATCATTAACAATCTTGTCAAAGTCCGGCAGTTTGTCATGTAGCTTTATATGAGCAATCAAACTAGCAGATGCTGTCTCTCCAATTTGCCCCTCAAGAACACCTCTTAAAGTAGTGCTGTCAAAACCTAGACCTAAAAGAACACCGGCTCTTTCAACTGATCTAGGTGTACAGTTGCTATTAGCTGACACATCAAAGTTATAAAGATGCTGATCATCAAACTTTAGCCATGAACTTAATCTGTGATCCACATTGTTAGATGCATAGTAATGCAGTAGATCATCTAGGTTAATTTCTAGGCTAAGATATGTAAATCTATCTCTAAGCTGTGATGGTAGCTTATTAGATCCGGCACGATCTGACAGCCTATTTCCGGCTCCAACAATCATCCATCCATCCGGTAGATAATGATCTCCTAATCTACGTTCATCGACTAGCTGACCAAAGATGTTGTGAGCCATTAATGTAGCTTGGGCAACCTCATCAACAAAGATAATTCCACATCCCTCAGTAGGCATAAAATTAGGTCTTAATCTGTTCATGCTTTCCCCATCTTTGGATGGCACAAGCCAACCGGCAATTTCTGATGGATCAAACTGTGGTAAACCAAAGTTAATAAAGCCTAGCTTATCTTCCTTGTAGTCAAATATTTCTCTACAATGTTTAAGGATAAGTTCGTCAGTAGTTAATGAATTGACCACAGTAGTTTTACCTTGACCAACACCACCCTCAACATAAGGGATAACAAGCTGATCTTTACGACCACCTTTAACAGTTTTAAAGTTATGGATCATCATGCCTTGAATAGCATTTCTTATGTCTGTAATACGCATTATTATGCACTCCTTGTTTTGAAAGTTATACCATTTGCATGGTTATATTTATAAAAGACATTGCCACTTTTTAATCTTAAAGTGCCATTGTCCAATCTAAATCTACGATATTCCTTTATTCTGAAATCATAGACAGTAACAAGATCTTTCCCAAGATCTCGATCCTCGTGTTTAAGAACTCCCCAAAACTTTCTTTTTGTTCCATCAAGTTTTGTGAATATTCCACTAACGATGCGACCTTTAAAGTGGTCAACTATTTGATTATGTTTACTCATTATAACTCCACTTGTTGTTTAAATTTATTTAGTATTTTCTTAGCTTGTTCTTCATGCTCTGCACCAAGATATTGAATGACCTTTTTAATTACTTGGTCATTAGTATAATCTTCTAGGTGTACAAGCATAAATTTCTCGATAGCTTGATCAAACTTTTTTTCAGCTTGCTCATGCTTTAAATTTGCCTCTAATAGCAGAGAACTATTTTGATGCAGTTCCCATCTTAGATCTTTTACTTTGTTGTACTGATCTACTAATTTAGATGTACGTTCTATTAGTTTTTTTTCTTGTGACATATAGTCTCCTTTGGTTGTTTAGGTTTCTGCTTATATGGATGATAGTATTTCCAATAAACAAGCAGACACAGACCATATAGATCTGTGTCAATTTGTGTATTAGATTAAGCAAGTAAAGCCTCAGTAACATCATCAACTACTGATTGCTCTTCCTCTGCCTCATCGATTGCCTTTCTGCCTTTGTCTGCAATCTCAAACCTATTGATTAATCTAACCTTAAAATCATCAAGTTCAGATTGTGTCATGATAAGACCATCCCTTTGCTTACCGGTCTTAGTCTTCAGACCTACCAACTTATCTATGATTGTATCCAAAGGTGTCTTAACATCCTCGCCTTTATTGTGAGCAATGATCTTAGCTTGAGATTTAAGGTTCAATGTCTCGAACAAATCTAACACGAAAGTTTTTGTTAGATTGCTAGATGGCAGTTCATCTTTATGCTTATTTGAAAAGAGTGTGCAATTTCTCTTAAACAAATCA